TATTTGGAATTGTCAATGTTACTTTTTCAGCTCTAGATACGCTGTTTACTGTGTCAGTATAATCTAATGATACTACTGGGTCAGTAGACGTAGCTACAACTGCAGTTTGTACTATAAACTCAAATCTATGGACTACCATAGGATGATTCACTTTGAAAGTAAAATCATCACCAGCTGTTCCATCAAGGTTAGCTGATACTGGGATTATAGCAAATTGAAGTTTACTATTAAACGCCATGTTATTTTACCTCCTAGTCGTTAGAATGAATTCTAACTAAGTGATACTCATTGTCAGTTGAATTAGTCCAAACTTTTTTGAACCCTGTCAATGCGTTCCATGCAATACCTGTGAATCTGTTGAAGTCCCAGTTTTCTACCATAGTAGATTCTGGTTCTACAAGAGCTTCAACTACTGGTTCAAAGCCACAGATGATTACTTCACCATTGTGTGATGACCCACCGATTGTGTTAGAAAGAACGTTGTTCTCTTCTATCATTCTTAATCCAAAGTATTGACCAATCTCACCATTGATTAAATTCTCTGGTTGGTCAAATTTGTGTAGGTCTATGATTCCACCTGTTGCTGTGTCCTCAAATAGTTTAGCCATTGCAAATGGTGAGAATATACCTAAGTAACTATTCCCATCAAATTTTGGCACATTATCAGTTTTTAGATTTCTGATTATGTCTCTGATGTGGGCTGCTGTAATAGCTGACCCAGCACCTGTACTTACAGTTCCATCTTTATCTAATGTTCCTGCACTTGACGATGTTGGTGTGTAGAATACATCTGAATTCTGGAACTCTGTACCAGCTACCTGGTCCATAGATTCAGCTACGTTCATAGCTAATATCTTTTTAAGAGTTTCATCTACAGAATATTCTGCTAATGTTTGTGATTTTTTAGTGTATGATACACCATTACCATACTCTGCTACAGTTACCTGTACAAAACCTACGTTAGGTTTATTCATAGGCAATGATTGTAGTTCTGAGATAGTACCAGTAGCTTTTGTTAACTTCTGATATTTTTCAATTTCAATCGTTGAGCCTTTGTTTCTACCAAATGCTTGAATTGGTTTTGCCAAGTTTCTGAATTGCATCATGTTTCCTGCAACGAATCTAATATCACTGTCCATTTTTAATTTGGCAAGTCTATCGGATTCATTAAGAAAACTTACTGCTCCTTGTGGCATAACTTTTTCCTCCTAGTTATTAGTTTATTGTTTCTTTTCTTCTAACAGTAGCCTGTTGACGATATCTCTTGAGCATGTAATCAAAGTAATCTTGGTCATCCCCTAGAGGAGCATCATTCTCAGGCTCCAGTTTATTAATTGGATTACTGGGAGTTCTACCAGTTGTTTCCATATTCCCTTGTGGGGGAACTTCTTTCTTTTCTGCTTCAGCATCCTTCTTGTCCTCAGATTCAGGCTTCTTGATAGCATCAAATTTACTTACAGTAGACTTGAATCGTTCCTCTACAGACTGTTCTTGGTCACTCGCAAGAAGTAAAGCATCAAAGACTTCTCTTTCTAAATCAGCTAGACCATCTGTATGTTTTGCATATAGTCTATCTGCCTTAGCCATGTTTGCAGTATACTGAGCCATCTCTTCGTTAGACATCTCATTAACAGATTTTCCACCTGGTAGCAACTGTTCAGCTGCATCCTTTGGTTTTATTTGGATTCTGTCATCAGTTTGCTCTTCAACTGCATTATTCTGTTTCGTTTCTTCTGACATTGTTTAATACCTCCATCAGTTGTTCTGGTGTTTGAGGTTGAGCGGGTGAGGCTCCCTCTGCACCCGTTGGCATTGCACCAGGTCCACCCTGACCCTTAAGCATATCCATGTTTATGATATCCTCTGGATTTTCATCAAAGGATTCAAATATTCTTTGTACGAATTTGACTGGGTCTAATGCCTGGGCAACTTGAGGCATATTACCAATTACGTTGATAATTTGCATCAACTTCTGAAAATTAGTCATCTTCAGAACTTTGCCAGAGATACCCTTGACTGTTAGTGTTGAATCTTTTATAGCGTTTATACGCTCATTAAAACTCATTACCTTCAGTACGTCTAACGCTTCTGAATCTTCAAGGGATTTGCTGTAGTCAAAATGAGATACATCATTCATGTAAATTAATTCTGTGTGTAGAATTAATTCTAGAGTAGGTTCTACAATAGCCCTCTCTATCTCATTAGCTATATCTGCAAAGAAACCAGATGTTTCTTGAGATTTCTGACTTATTTCAGAAGCTGTTGGTCTACCTTTACTAGTTGGTTGTCCTTGGAAGAACTCGTTTTGGAACGACCTATTTTGTATAAGTCTATCAAGTACAAATAAAAGGTTTGTAGCATTGGGATTAACCGAGTTATTATACACTTGGTTTATAGTTCCAGTTGATGTTACAGGATATAACCTACCTGGTACGACCGAGCCAAACAAGTGAGCTTTACCTGATTCTATATTATTAGTTACTACTTCGTATACACCTAAAGTATTCAGAGTAAAAGCGTCAAGTAACAGGTTCATTGATTCAACATAAGAACTTAACAAAGACCTAAGCTTTGTTATGTACCCTCTACCATATCTACCTTTCAGTACCTTCATAGGAAATCCTACTATGTAAGGGAACTGACCTTTTGGTAAGATGTTCTTACCGTAATAGACGACATGTTCTTTATTAGCTATAATAAAATGTACATGTTCATCTAGCATTTTTCCTTTTTCATCTGTTAAACACTTACTATATACATAGTCTAACGCTACCGTAGGTCTATGACTATAGTCATCATCAGTGTGTTTATACAGGTTTCGCATAACTTTTTCACCGTTTTGCCAACCATTTACTTCAGCCATGCTTATAAAATCACCTACATCAACCTCTTTTTTTTCTATAATATACATGTTACCCACAGGGTCTAAACGCATATTCATAGGGTCAATGTTGTGTATTTCTGTTTTTCCTACTATACTGTCTGCTGTACCATACTCACCACTATCTGGGTCATAAGTAGGATAGCTTTCAGACTTATAGTTGTAATTTACTTTTGTTATATATGGACTTGTAAGTAAAGCCATCTTTAATGCATCACCAAAAATCATAGGAAACTTGTTAGTTTTTAACACAGCTTCTACAAGTTTTGCTAATCCAGCTTTTATAGCTGGGTTAGGATGCTCTATTGTAAAGTATTTGTTATCACTAGACATTAGTATTCTAACAAAGAAGTTAGTCATTCTAACTATTAAGTTATCTACTATAGGGTCTTTTATTTTAGTTTGCCAAGATAGTTTGTTTTCAAACTGGTATTCATCCATGTAAAACTTTAAATTTTCTTGCCAGTCTTTTCTAACAGCAACAAAACCTTCTTCAGCTTCTTTGTCTATAAAGTTATAATACTTTAATATGTCTGATTCTTTCATTATTTTCTCCAAACTGTAATCCAAAATATGTAGGCTCTTTTGGAGCTGCTACTTGTTGATTCATCAGTTTTCTAGATACATAAAAACATCCTAGTTTAAATGCATCTGATACGTGTTCATAATAATTATCTTTTCTAGGCTGACCTGTTTGCTCGTGTCTTGTATAACCTGCTAAACATTGCATAAGTAAACTACAGTGTTTAGAATCAAACCTAAGCATAGGTTCACCTTTTGTAAATTTTTTTAATTCATCATTAACTTGTGCGTGTGACATGTCTCTTTTAACATATATTGTATCTGCTTTTAACTTTTTATTAAGAAATATATCAAGAGCACTATTAATAGATACATCGTATTTTCTATTAGCATCATGTGGGAGTATATCCATTTTCTCCACAACTTTAGGTAATATTTCATTACAATAACTGTTCACCTCATCTATAAAATCTGTAAGCTGTGTATTGTGTCCCATCATGCTGAATAATACATTCTTTCTACCGTGTTTGTCAATTTGAAAACCTACACATGCAGGTCTAACAAACCCCATATCCCAACTTCTCCACAAAGTTCTTAAGGGGTCATACTGGTCAACTAAATCATCTACAGCATGTTGTTCACAAAAATCAGGATAAACTAATGCACCTTTTGGTTGTAACTGAAACTTACCACCTTCACTAAATCTCCAGTGCATAGCTGATTCTGTAAATCTTTTTTTGTATCTTTCTATCTCTTCTTTTTCTAGAGATAAATTATCATAGACATCTATGAAATGAAACGAAGTATCTTCATCTTCTTCGTTTCTACCAAAGATATCTTGTACTATATAATTACTGGTAGCATCTTCTACAATAAAACTCATAACCATTTTGCCAGATTTTCTTAACAATCTAGCAAGAATCTCATCATGCATAGTATGAGAGGGACACTCATCAAACCAACAATAATCAATACCAGACGCTTGTAAGTTTTGTGTTTTCATTTCAGCAGATTTAAATTCTAAGATTGTACCGTCCCAGAATTTTACAAAATCAATACATCTGTTTTTACCCCAAGCTACTTTGCCACCACGTTTTTCTATACTCTCTATAGAGGGCAATAGTCCTATGTCATTGGGCGTATCAGTTGAGAACAAGTGGACCTGACTTGAGGTTCTTTGAATGTCAAATGAAGGACTAAATGCCCATATAATTCTATTACCATATTTAGGTTTTTCTATAGTATAATTGGGGTGCCAACCTATAACATTGTAAGCCGTTTTAGCAGCACAACAATAAGACTTCCCAGAACTATTATTACCATGTACGTACACACTAAAGTGATTATCGTCCACGATAGGCTTCTGAGCAGGATACGGTTTAAAAAAGAAAAGATTCCCGTACCAGTATTGTAACTCTGCTTTAATTTTTTTATCAAGGTTGTTAAATTCCTCAGATGTCATGTTGTGGATTTTGTGCCACAACGCTAACATCTTTTCATCTTTATACCACCAATCTCTTATCATAAAATTCCAAACAGGTTGCTCTGGCTGCAATTCTCATTGCCTGTGCCACAACCCGTTTTATTTCTTTTTCTTAGACATCATTATTTTTTTCTTTAATGCTGGTGGTAAACTTTTTTGTTTACCTTTTAACATTCCATTTTTCTTCTTCTTTGGTCTTCCTTTCATACTTCCGTATGTTCCTTTACCCATTGGCATAATAAATCTCCTTATTTCTTTTTGTGTCTAGCTGCAAACTTACGTGCAGCTTCTACACTACCAAAACCCCATTTTTTTAGGGCTAGTGCTTTTCTGGTTGGTCTACCCTTGCTATCTTTCATAGGACCTTTCATACCAGCAAATCTTGCAGCAAAACTAACACGTCTTGGATTTGTGCCTTTGCTAACAGGAGCTTTTAGATTAGCCCCTTCTTTTCTTTTAAAGTGGGCTCTACCTGCGGCAGTTAGTCCACCTGTTTTACTTTTGTGTTCTTTTCTCATTAACAACCTTCCTAGCTCTCTTTTTTACAGTTCTTTTTAATTTTATATCTGTGCCTTCTCTGGCTACCCATGCAGGTAAATATCTATTAGCAGGACCATTAATTTGGTCTAAAACATTATCAGAACCAGGCAGTTCTTCACTGTACTTTTTCATTCATTTCCTCCCAGGCTGTCTCTGACAAACTAGATATTGCATCATGTACAGTAGCTATTTCTTCTTTATCTCTGTTAGCTACCATGCTAGCTCTAAGTTGGTCTTTAAGTATAGTCTGTTTTAATTTTAATAATTGCAGGGATTGTGCTTTATCATTTTGTTTATCAGCACGTTTTATTCTTGTTTCTATATCAGCTAGTTGCTGTTCATATCTGTCAAACACTGTATGAGAAAATTTTGGGTCAGCAAAATTTTTAATCTGTACTTCTAACTTGCCCATAAACGTGTGATATTGTGGTGTGTTTTTTACACTGTCTAATATGTTTTTTACTGTTTTGTGGTTTATGCTTAACTCTTTGCCAGTAGCTCTGTATGACCAGGCTAGGTTGTAACATACTTCTAAAAATTTAGTTATTTTATTTTCATATACAGGAATGTCTGGAAATAAATTTTGTAGTGTTTTGTTCATACTTCCCCCTTTTTTTCAAAGTGTGTCATGCTTATTTGTCTTTTACCTTCTCTGTGCCTGCGTTCTCTATGTTTACCAATATGTTTCCATATTAGTTTGTAAATGTCAACCCCTGATTCTATATGGTCTAACAGGGCATCATGGAGTATATCTTCTGAATCTTGCTGGGTAAAATCAAACATGCTAGCACGCTTGTACGTATATACACGTAATCGCTGGTAATCTGTGTGTTGCATGCTCTTATAATATATATAGTTTAGAACTGTAAAAGTCAAGCACTAGTATATAACACGTAGATTATACTGTAATATATACTATAAAGTATATATTAGGTATACACTAGTAGTAATAACATGTATACTAGTAGTATACTAGTGGGTAAAACATGTGCCGTGACGTAACCTACTGATATTATTATACATTTACTAGAGTATGCTAGTGGGTAAAAACTGGGTAAAACTGGGTGTATATACATGTATTTTGGGCTACATGTGTATACAAATGGAGAAGAAAGCGTTGTAAACGTGCAATATTATTATATATATAGGGGGTGTGGGGCACTCCGACGGGGGACAATAAGAATAAAGAACAGCCAAGAAGGATTCTTCTAGCTAACCGACACAGGTTTATTCTTTTTACCAGTCAAGACAGACATGTAAACAATATTACAAGTATATTACAACAACAGACATGTTTAGCCAAGAGTATTCTCTCGTACCCCAACACCAGCAGACTCCTCAACGGGTTAAGGCCTCAAGCATTCGCTTGTTGAGCTAAGGCTCAATCGTCCTTAGTTCTAATTCAAATTTCAGGAGGTCATCATGGCTAAACATGATTTATTTACTGGTTCTATTGCTGATGATTATGGATTCAATATGAGTACATTCAGAGTAATGGAAACACCAGCATTGTCTGTTGTTGTTGTATCAAGATATGATAGCAAAGACAAGTACACTACAAAGGAGGTTAGCAAGCTAAAGAATCCGTTGTTACCATCAAGACAGTTTGTCAAGGACTTGTTCCGACATATACACAAGTTTACGACAGACCCAACAAGTTCTGATATAATTACTATCAGAAACTCTAAGAATGAAACAACTGGTCAAGACTATGCAGCTAAAGTCTTCACAGATGCAGGCTACAAGTTTATTGTAGATAGTTTCTGTCAGGGTTCTAAGTCCTTGACTGAACTGGACTTGCCAGCTCGTTGTGCTACTATGGAGAACAACAGAGATTACTGGAACAGATGTTTACATAACATTGCAGGTAAGTATGGGTTCTGGCGAGCTTATGGTAACAACTTATCTTCAGAGATGGATACAGTCTACAAGAATGACTGGCTAAATCAAATACTGTTACAAGTTAACTCAATGTGGTCATACTCCAACAATACTATTGTTGAAGTAAGTCCCGAAGAATTGGCAGACAGAGACAAGCAACTTGAACTGCTATTCTAAACATATCCTAACACAGAGAGTCAGTGCCTACTGGCTCTCTTCTTTCATTTACTTCAACAATTCCCTTTACATTCATGAACACAATATGCTATGATATAGCAAGGAGAAAGATTATGTCTAATGATACACCTGTGTCTGACAAGACGCAAGATAAACCATTGCCACGTCCAACTACAGAAGAGCAGGAAGAAAGAGACAATGAGATAGACGAGCTCATTGAATCTATTGTTCCGTCTGATGTAGTAGATGTGAGTAATACTTTGCAACTTATGAAGAAAGAGTTGCAGAACCCAGAGAAGAGAGAGTTGTTAAGACTCTTAACTAACATGTTTAAGGAGGGTAGAAAACATGATAAGTAAACAGATTGCACTAGATGCACTCAAGCTACAACAACAGATTGGGCTTGAAGATTCTAAGGTTCCTGTTCTAGTAGGTAAAACTAGTTCAGGCAAAACCTACTGGATTCAACATGAACTCAGTAAAGAACTTAATTTACCTGTAGTTAAGATACTACTACAAAACGAGACATCAGACGAGGTGCTAGGTTTTCCTAAGTATCTAGCTAGTACCAATGAACTAACGTATCTCAAGCCAGCATGGTGGTCAGATACACCTAGCATCTTCTTCTTTGACGAGCTAGATAAATCAAGAGACGAGCTGCATGCAAGCATCTTGACTCTGATGCGTGAAGGTACTGTGCGTGGTAAACCATTGCCTACAGGCAGTGTTATCATTGCAGCTATGAATGAG